AATACTTTGCCGGCTACCTACGTTACCAAGGCAGAACTTCGGGTTTTATTGGGAATTGGAAGTTTATATTCTGATTCAGTAGTTGAGGAGTGCTGTCAGGCTGCCGAAAATATTGTCAAAGGCTATTTGTGGTTTAATGATTACAACGTAATTGCGAGAGAGTGTACAACAACGGTAGGCACACTTTATACAGATCAAAAACATAACATTCAGGTAGGAGAAACGGTAGTTGTAGAAAGTGTTGCGGCACACTACAACGGTTCAAAAACAGTAACAACCATTACGGAATATTCTATTTCGTTTACTATTAATAATCAGGCAGCAGAAACAAAAAGAGTAGTTAGACCTTACGGCACAATTTCCGCAGCAACTAACGTTGACTACGCAACAGTTCCTGAAGTTCGTGAAGGTGCGGCTATGATCGCTGTCGATATTTGGCAAAGCAGACAACAAACAGCCTCTGGCGGAATTTCCCCTGATTTTCAACCATCACCCTATAAAATGGGAAATACTTTACTCGCAAGAATCAGAGGGCTCATAGCAAATCACCTTTCCCCTAACGGTTTGGTTGGCTGATGACGGTTGCCGTTACAACTCTCAGGTCAACCCTTGCGACGGCGTTGGAGAACGCTGGGGTTTGGCAGGTGTTTTCATACCCACCTGCCTCACCCATTGCTAATTCAGTAATCATCCAACCGGATGACCCTTACATTGAACCAAGCAATAACATTTACTCAAGTGTTGCCCCTAAAGTAAATTTTAAGATCATAATGATTGTTCCAATGCTAGATAATCAAGGAAACTTGAACGGCATTGAGGATTTGGTTGTTGGCGTGTTTAATAAGTTAGCCGCCTCAACCACATTAAAAATAAGTGTTGGCAGTATCTCGGCACCGACTGTACTTTCAAACGTTGCCGGCGAAATGCTTACAAGTGATATGTCCGTCTCAATCATGACAAGTTGGAGTTAAAAAATGAGCGATATTTATGATGTTCCTTCCGAGGACAAGGCTTGGCTTGAAAAAGTCGGGCAAGTAGCAAAATCAGATAAGCCAAAACCAGTCTCAAAGAAAGATGAGGAATAACCAATGGCTGTATTCTTAAATAACAAGGTCGGCGTAAAGGTAAATTCCGTCGATCTTTCAGATCATGTGACCGCCGTCACACTTAACCGCACATTTGACGAACTTGAGGTCACCGCAATGGGTGATACAGGTCACAAATTTGTAAAAGGTTTGGAAGCCTCAAGCGTAACCATTTCCTTCCTAAACGACACCGCTTCAGCAAACGTTCTAGCAACCCTTCAGGCTGCATGGGGAACTTCAGTAACTTGCGTATTGTTACAGGAAAAAGGAACCGCAGTAAGTGCAACCAACCCTCTCTACACTTTTACGGCCTTGGTAAATAATACTACCGACGTGAACGGAAGTGTTGGCGATATAGGTATGCAGGATGTAACATGGACTATCAACGGTGCAGTTGCCGTTGCAACCACAGGTACATTCTAAGGAGTAACAATGATTAAGATAAGAGTGACTAAGGCTTCAGGGGATGTATCTGATTTTGATATAACCCCTGCACTCGAATATGCGTTTGAACAAAATTTCAAGACTGGTTTTCATAAGCGTTTTAGAGACGAGGAAAAACAGTCAGACGTTTATTGGCTTTCATGGGAAGCCGAAAGGCGTGCAGGTAATACAGTTCCGCCATTTGGGGACAAGTATCTAGAGACTCTATCCAAGGTAGAGATTATGGACGCTGACTCCCCAAATGGGTGACGAGGTATGACTTTACTCATCTAATTGCAACATTAGCAGTTAGGACTGGCATACCTCATTCAGAGTATTTGAAAATGGATAGATCATTACTTTTAGCAACAATCACCGTTCTAAAAGATGACCAAAAAAGGATTGAAAATGCCAGTAGAGGTAAAAGGTATCGTTGAGGCTCAAAAAGCCTTAAAGAAGTTTGCGCCTGACCTCTACAAGGAGATGAACAAAGAAATTCGTCTTGCAATGAAAAAAGTTGTCGATGATGCTCGAGGTATGGTTCAACCAAATGTATATCAATTGGAATCTTGGCAAGATCAAGGAAAACCAGTAGTTTCAAGAACTGGTAGAAAATTAGGTTTCCCAAGATATAACGAAGCATTAATTAAAAAGGGTTTAACTTATAGCCTTGGGCGATCTCGCCGTAATAGTGCTGGGTTCGTAAATGTTTATAGATTGTTAAACCGATCTCGAGTTGGCGCAATTATTGAGACCGCAGGGCGAGCAAACTTTAACGGAGATCGTAACAGCCAGAGTAATAACCCAAATGCAGGGGCGCATTTTAACAGGGCTATTCAAGGCACTTACGGCGGTTTTAAGAGTATTGGTAGCCGCCGAACTGACAAAGGTAGATTGTTGTTTGCGGCTTTTGCTAAAGATCAAGGACAAGTCACCAACGCAACATTCAAGGCAATCAATACTGCCGTTGCAAAGTTTAATTCAAGCACTAAGAGGAGAATCGGGTTAGCAGCATGAGTACCGGCATTGAAATTCCTATTGTTAGCACTTACAAAGACAAAGGCTCAAAAGCGGCAACTAAAGCATTAGATTCTTTAAGTAAATCAGCAAAGGCACTCGGCGTTGCTTTTGGTGCTTATCAAACTATAAAGTTTGGTAAAAGCGCAATCAAGGCTTTTGGTGACGATCAAAAGGCTGCCAATGCGTTAGCAAAAACATTACAGAATTTAGGTCAATCTTATGCAGTAATTAGTACTGCTGGATTCATAACTAAATTACAAAACACAACCGGCGTTCTAGATGATGAATTAAGACCAGCCTTCACTTCTTTAGTCAACGCAACCTTAGATGCCAAAAAAGCACAAACATTACTTTCAGTTGCATTAGATACTTCAGCCGGTACAGGTAAAGACTTAGCGTCAGTAACAGCGGCATTAAGCAAAGCAGCCCTTGGACAGAATACAGCCTTACTACGTCTAAACGTTGGATTAACTGCTACTGAAGCAAAGACAATGGACTTGGATGAGGTAACAAAGTTTTTAGCAAAAAGATTTGATGGTCAGGCAGCATTAGCGGCTGAGTCTTTTGCAGGAAAGATGGACATTCTCAAGGCTAAAACTGAGGATGCTAAAGAGATGATTGGCGGCGCATTAGTAGGCGCACTTGATGATGCTTTTGGTAACCCTGAAAAGTACGGCAGCGGAATCGACACATTATCAAACAAAATCTCAAACCTTATATCTGGATTTGGTGAGTTTGCTAAGTTCACAAAGACTGGCTTGCAAAACCTAACTTTAAGTCCTTCGTCTCCGTTGTTCCAATACAAGATGAACTTTGATAAACCTTTTGACCCAATGAGTCAAAAATTTGACTATACAGCCTTACAAAAAGAGGAAAAAAAGTTACAAGCAGACGCCAAGAAACTTGCAGCCCAAAGACTGGCAGCAATTGGAAAAGAAAAAGCCTTAAATGCTGAGCGTAAAAAGATTGAAGCAGAACGAAAGAAACTTGAGCAATTGTCTAGCGTTTTTGATCTTGAACAAATTCAAATTTATGCAGCCTTGCAAAACAAAATTACCGACCAAGAGAAACTAAGACTCTCTTTACAGTTAGCCTTAATCCAAGGAAATGCTAGTGAAGCCGCTAAGTTAGCAACCGAATTAATTAAGTCTCAATTACAAACTACTAACCTTGCCGAAGCAATAGCCAAGTTACCTAAAGCCCTATATCCGTTTGAGGGTTGGTCAACTGATATTGACAATCTAATTGCCCAAATTGAATTAATGAAAAAACTGTTAGCCCAATTAGGAACCACAACAGTAGGCGGACAAGGCGTAAGTTCACCTTCAAGGCTTCCAAGCATAGCCGCACCTTTTACTAAAAATGGTGTTGAGTTTGCAGTCATTAATCCTCAGAATCAAATGAGTGCGTCTGAACTTGCAAAATTACAAAGCAAGCCAGCCACTATTGCACAAAGCGAAGCAATCATGGCTTCAATGAGTTATAGGATGCAAGCGCAAGCGGAAGCCTATAATTTATCTCAAGGATTGAACAGAGATGGGACGACAATTATTAACGTAAACGGCGCAACCCAAGGATTGCTTGACGAATTAAGAAACGGACTAATCAACTCATCCGCTTCAGGTTCTTTCTCGTCAATAAATCCTTTTAGATAAAATGACTTTACCTGTACTTGATGTCAGCCTAAATTTCTCGTCGGGGGCTACCTTCGGAAACGCTTTTACTTTAGGAGACCCTGTAAACGGAGTTCTTGGAACTGGAATTTTATCCGATTCCTCAGCACCGGCTTTAGTATTAAACTTGACTGACGTAACTCGTAGTATAAGTATACGACGAGGAAGGAACGTAAACCGAGACAGTTACGAAGCCGGCACTTGCACAATAAGAATTTATGACCCGACAGGTAGATTTAACCCTCAAAATCCTTCCTCTGATCTTTTTGGTTATTTAACTCCGTTGCGTAAATTGAGAATATCTGCCGAATACTTAGGAACTACATATTATTTATTTAGTGGTTATACAACCGATTACGTTTATACTTACGATCAAGCCGAAAATGTTTCTTATGTTGATATTGGGGCAAGCGACGCATTTAGATTATTCGCAATGGCGGCACTTACAACCGTAACAGGTCAAGCCGCAGGTCAAGACACAGGAACAAGATTGGAAAAGATTTTAGACACCGTCGATTTCCCTGTTTCGATGAGAACGATTGACTTAGGGGATTCTTTAACTCAAGCCGACCCTGCGACCAGTAGAACCGCATTAGCGGCTATAAAAAATGTTGAAACCTCTGAGCAAGGGGCTTTTTACATAAGTCCCGAAGGCAACACTATTTTCAAAAATAGGGGCAACACAATAAGTTCAGCCGGTGCAACTCCAATCCAATTTAATCAAACCGGTGGAATCCCTTACCGAAACTTAGTTTTTGCCTTTGATGACAAACTTATTGTGAACCAATCCACCGTGACAAGGCTTAACGGTTCGCCTCAAACTTATATTGACTTGGCATCAGTCGCTGAGTATTTTCCACATGTAGTTAACTTTAGTGATCTTGTTGTGCAGACCGATTCTGATGCGGCCAATATAGCCGCAATTTATGTAGGTACGAGATCAAGTACAACTATAAGAATTGACCAAATGAGTATTGATCTTTATGACCCTCTAGTCCCAAATGCCACAATTCTAGACTTGGATTATTTTGACAATGTTAACATTTCCAATATACAACCCGACGGTTCAACTATTGTCAAAAATTTACAAATTCAAGGGGTCAATTGGGAAATCACCCCAAATTCATGGATAGGAAATTTCACCACCCTCGAGCCTATAACAGATGGGTTCATTATAGGAAATAGCACCTATGGGGTAATTGGTGAGGATATTCTGTCCTACTAGGATATAATTAGGTACTATTAAGGAGATATAATGGCCGCAGGATTAGGATTTAAGACTTTCAACACCGGTGACGTTTTGAGTGCCGCCGATACTAATGGGTATCTAATGCAGGGCGTTCTTGTTTTTGCAGACGCCGCCGCACGATCAGCCGCAATCACTTCACCTCAAGAGGGTCAAACCTCATACCTTAAGGACACCGACGTAATACAGGTGTACTCAGGTTCAGCATGGGTTACTAAGTCAGGTGGCTCATCACCTTTAACAACTAAGGGCGATCTTTATACTTACTCAACAACCGACGCAAGATTGCCAGTAGGCACAAACGGCCACACACTTGTAGCGAATAGTGCTACTGCAACAGGTTTGGAATGGCAGGCACCTGCAAGCGGTGGTATGACTTTAATTAATACTGGTGGAACTGCACTTAGCGGATCATCAACTACAATTTCAACAATTCCATCAGGTTACAACGAGTTGCGAGTTTATGTTGTAGG